CTTGAAAACCGTCGAACGGAAAGGTTGCGAGAGTTCGATTCCCTCCCAGTCCGTAATCGCCACGATAGCTCAGCTGGTAGAGCACCCGCCTTGTAAGCGGGAGCGCATCGGTTCAAACCCGATTCGTGGCTCTTATAAACTAATTTAAAACTACATAAACTTTATATTTATATAGGACTCGCACCGCTGTGGTGGAGTCCTTTTTACCGTGATGCCCTATCGGGATCACATAACATAGGAGGTCATTTTATGACTCGTTTAGTTTTTCGTCCGTTTAGTACCAATGTGTTAAATAGTCGTGACAATTTTATCAGCACGTTTGATAAGATGTTTGATGATATGACACGAAATAGTTTTCCCGAATTATTTGAACATTTAGGTGTTGAACCGTTTGGAAAGGCATCATATCCAAAGGTCAATGTTATTTCAAATGATGATTCTGTGTTAATTGAAGCAGAATTAGCAGGATATAAAAAAGATGAAATTGATATCTCAGTGCAGGATGGAGTTCTCACTATATCTGGTAAGGCATCGCAATCCACTGAACAAACTGATAAAGCAGTTTATCTCCTCCGCGAGTTGAAGCGAAGCGCTTTCAGCCGGTCGTTTAAAGTTGGTGACCAATTGGATGTCTCAGATGTAGATGCGAAGTTCAATAATGGTTTACTTATAATTACAATCCAAAAGTTGACAAAGGAGCCAGAAACAAAAAAGGTTACGATTAAATAATCACCGTTACAAAAAACAGGAGGTCAGAATGATGTGCAGTTGCTTAATTTGTACTTGTCATTCACATATAACCGATTAACCAGGGGGTGATCCTTATCGGTTATGTATAGGCTCAAAAACCTCTAGCCTTTGGGAGATAAAATGAAAATATAACGGGTCGGTCACTAAAAGTCCGACCCGTTTTTTCTTGGAGTAAACTATGAATAAAATTTTTAATTTCAAAACACTAGTTTCATTTACTGCATTAGCAATCGCAGGATGTGCTGCATTGTTCTCTGTGACAGGTATTGGTACCTTGTTCGCAGGAGCAGCGGTGTCTGCTATGGTAATGGCCAGTGCTTTGGAATTGGGTAAATTGGTTGGTATCTCCTTTCTATACAGATATTGGACGGAAGTACCAAAAGTATTAAAGAGTTATATGTTAGTTGCTAGTGTAGTTTTAATTGGTATCACATCAGCGGGTATTTACGGTTATCTATCCTCTGCGTACGCTAAAGTTGCGGCAGAACCCTTAAAGATGAATGCCGATATCCAAATTTATAATTCACAAGCACAAACATTGGATGAAGAAATTAAACGAAAGACTGCACGATTAGATCAAATTATTGCACTTCGTGGTCAGCAAGAAAATCGTATAGACAACCTCATCGGTAAAAGTACCACGGGTTCCAATACAGCAATTCGAGCAGCACAGAATTCATTAACAGAATTGAATAGAACCGCAACAGCACTACAAAAAGAAATTAATCAAACCTCTCTTCAACGAGATAGTTTGAAAGCACGTAGTTTAACAAAGGAAGTTGAAATCAATACTAATTCTGATATTGGTACGTTCGTATATATCTCCAAAGCAATCGGAGTACCACTAGATACAGTAGTTAAATGGTTTATATTAATAATTGTATTGGTATTTGATCCACTCTCTATTTGTCTAGTATTAGCTTATAATTTCTTGGAAAAACGTGGTGAAGTAGTAGAGGAACCTAAACAATTAACTATTTTTAATGAGAACCCACCCACAGAAGTAAACAACCCAACAACAGTGTTCACCAGCGAAGAGAAAGTCGTTCCTGAGTCAATTGTGCAAGAGGAAACGATGATAAAACGTGACGAGGAACCCGTGGAAGAAGAGCGTGAAATAATACCATTTAATAATGGTGATTGGGATGAAAATGATCCATTTCCACAGTATATGACAAAAGCTGAAACAGAAGAAGTTATGGAAAAGTGGTGGGCAAAAAGAAATGGTGTTATAAAATAAGACTTGACAATACCTGTGTTGTGTAGTATATTAGATATATGTTATGTTACATATGTAATACATTAACTAGGTTAAGGTTACTTATATGCCACATCAAGTCGGTTACTGTTGTATCAATACCACACTACAAAAACAAAAAATTACCACCAATCGTGGTATGATTCAACGCACCTTCTTGGAACGTGGTGTTAAGTACGCATCAGAACTCGCACTACAAAACGCACAAGATCTAGTAAAAATTATTAAATGGAACGTAGAGAATAACGTCAAGGTATTTCGGTTGTCATCGGATTTGTTTCCGTGGAACTCCAAATATAAACTGACTGACCTACCACACTACGACAAAATTAGTCAATACCTACTTGCCGCCGGTGCTATGGCTTATAACAGTGGGCAGCGAATCACAGCACACCCAGACCATTTTGTGAAGTTGGGTTCTGCTAAACCAACAGTTGTAGACAACGCTATTCACGACCTAGAACATCACTCCGAAGTCTTTGATTTGATGGGGTTAGAAGCATCACATTATAATTGTCTTAATATTCACGTTGGTATGAATTACGCCGACGATACTATTGACCGTTGGCTTCGTGCATTTGACCGACTCTCCGACAACTGTAAAAAGCGTTTGGTGGTTGAGAATGATGACAAGCAAAACGCATTCTCCATCAAGCAGTTACATCGTGAGATTACTTCTCGTGTCGGTGTTCCCTTGACATTTGATTACTTTCATCATACATTTCATCAAGATGGAATATCTTCAATAGACGCTGCACATCTCGCTGCATCTACTTGGGACACCAAACCACTATTCCATTATAGTGAAAGTAAAAATATTAATGAAAATGTTCGTGGCAATCCTCGTGCACACGCTGACTATGTGTTTCAACGTATTGATGACTACGGTTTAGATATTGACATTGATCTAGAAGCAAAAGCCAAAGAAAAAGCTTTATTTAAATATTGGGAGTTACTATGATTAGTTTTGCAATTACAACCCACAACGAAGGTCATTATATTCAACAACTACTTGACCAGTTGGTTCCTCACTGCGAAAAAACCGGTGACGAAATTATTGTTGTGGACGATCATTCTACTGATGCATTTACATCCCAAATTTTATATGGATATGAACAACAGGACAAAATTCGTCTATTTTCACATGCATTAAATAATGATTTTGCTACACATAAAAATTATCTTAATTCTTTGTGTGAAGGTGATTACATTTTCCAAGTTGATGCTGATGAAAAATTTAATAATAATCTTTTGACATATTTGCATGATATAGTGTATAATAATACCAATGTAGATATGTTCTTAATTCCACGAGTAAATGTGGTAAACGGATTAACAGAAGATGATATTCGTAGTTGGGGATGGACACTGAACGACAAGGGATGGGTAATGTTTCCTGACTACCAAACTAGACTGTATAAAAATACAGAACGTATTAGATGGGAAGGTAAGGTGCATGAACGAATCGTAGGATATCAAACACACGCACCACTTCCAGCAGAAGAAGAGTGGTCACTTTATCACATCAAGGACATCAAGAGACAACGGGAGCAAAACGCATATTATGATACCATTACACGGTAAACAAGCACTAACCTATGATGATATCCAGCTGATACCACAGTATTCGGATATTGAATCACGGTCACAAATTGACCTTACTACTAGATTAACAACTAATTATAGTATTAGAGTTCCTCTCATTGCATCACCTATGGACACGGTATGTGAGTCTGAAATGGCTATTGCAATGGCAGAGCTTGGTGGGGTTGGGTGTATTCATCGGTTTATGAAGATTGATGAACAGGTACAAGAAGTTCAAAAAACTATTCGAGGTCTATTCGAAACAACTGCGGACTATGTTCCTAGAACGTGGGAAATGATTGGTTATTATGGTGATAAAAGTGTTGTTCCGATCATGGCAGCGGTTGGAGCCAATGGAGATTATTTCCAACGAACAGAAGCCTTGATTAATGCTGGTGCAAATGTTATATTGATTGATGTAGCCCACGGTCATCATTCGTTTGTCCGTGAAGCTATCATCAAAATTAAAGATAACTTTCCTCATATTGACGTTATTGCAGGAAATGTAGCAACCGCAGAAGCAGCAGAAGAATTAGAATTCTGGGGAGCAGATGCAATTCGAGTAGGTATCGGTGGTGGTTCATTGTGTACTACTCGTATTAAAACTGGTTTTGGTGTACCAAATGTTACGTCATTGTTGGAAACGTCAAACGCAGTAACTGTTCCTATTATTGCATGTGGTGGTATTCGTAATAGTGGTGATATTGCTAAAGCGTTGGCGGTTGGAGCAAGTTCGGTAATTCTTGGGTCGCTTTTGGCAGGAACAAAGGAAGCGCCTGGGGCTATTATTGAAAAACAAAATGGTTTATATAAAAGATATCGTGGAGCAGCTTCTTTGGAAACAAAGAGTATACACGGTCAAAAAACTCGTAATGTTGAGGGTGAATCCACCATTGTTCCATTCAAGGGTAAAGCAAAGTTTATCGTGGATGGATTAACTGATGGATTACGGTCGGCCTTATCATACGCAGGAGCAATGAGTATTGATGAATTTTGTCCCTCGTATGTTGTAGTCACTAACGCTGGAATTAGTGAGGCAAGACCGCACCTTCTCTAACACAGGAGAAATTATGAAACAGGTAATAACTGTCTTTTCGACATTAATGGTTCTTTTGATGTTGAAAATAAATGAGGTTTATGTACCGAATCGTATTGTTCGGTCGGAACCAACGGAACTTGAAAAGTTTCTTAACCATATGGCAGAACGGGAAAGTGATAATACTTTGCATGTGGTGAACAGATTCGGAATGATGGGAAAGTATCAGTTTGATCCTCGTACGGTTAGAATGCTAGGATTTAGAGTTACACAGAAGCAATTCTTACAGAACTCAGAACTTCAAGACTCTGTAATGGTTGCAAATATGCGACTAAACAATAAAGAATTACATAATATTATTATAAAATATAGCGGTAAGGTAGTAAAGGGAATAAAAGTTACACGTTCTGGCATCTTGGCAGCAGCACATTTGGCAGGACCACAGAATGTTATCAACTTTTTCAATAATTCAGATTTTAAAGGTAGAACTGACGCGAACGGAACAAGTATTCGTGAGTACATGCAAACCTTTTCAATCTACAACTTGGTAAAGATATGATAGTAATTGTTGTTATTAGTCTATTGTTTAATATTCTACTTTGTTACGCAACGTGGAATACGTTACGTAAAGTTGAAATAATGGAAGATGCCGTCAACAATTTTTATTCCCGTCTGAGCATAACATTACACACAATGCGGATAATTGATGAACGACAAATGTTTGAGAAAGATGATGAAGTTGGTGAAGTCTTTTCTCAAATTACGGACATCATAAATGATTTACGTCCGCTAATTTATGGGAGTGATTCAAACGATGGGTCGAAAGAAAACTAAGTTGGGCAAGGTCTATTTTACACAAGAAACCGAAGATGCAATTATAAAGTATAACCAAAGTACTGACCAAGATGAACGAGAATACATCTATCGGGAGTACATTTGGGCACCATTCGATAAATTGGCCGAAAATGTAATTAATAGATTCAAGTTTCCTTATATGGAAGGTAGCTTTGAAGATGTAAAGTCGGAAGTTGTTTCCTTTTTGGTTATAAACTTACACAAATTTACATCTGGTAAAGGTAAAGCGTTTTCATATTTTAGTGTAATCGCAAAAAATTATCTTATATTACATAATAACAACGCATATAAGGAAGAGAAGCGGTCTGTATACTTGGCGGACAAGACCGATGAAACATTTTCGTTAGAAGAAATTCTAGTTGCGGAGCCAGAAGAACACGAAGTAAAGAGTGATATGCGTGATTTCATCCAACTACTTGTTCAGTATTGGGATTTTAACACCACGAAGATTTTCAAGAAAAAGAGAGATTTAGATATCGCCACCGCTGTTGTTGAACTACTCCGCCGAGTGGATAACATTGATAATTTCAATAAAAAAGCTCTCTACCTAATGATTAGGGAAATGACTAACCACAAAACTTCGCATATTACTAAGGTAATCAACAAGATGCGAGGACACGTTTTAGTCCAAATGCAAGAATTTAGACGAACAGGACATATTTCCGACCCATCTGCATATTTTACGTATAAAAAATAGCCTCTAACTATTTATATTGTAGTAACTTGGAGGTTATTATGAGTTTAGACAAGGAAATATTTGAGGGAAAATCACTTTCCGACCTCTTTTCAGAAATCTATAAGAATACCGACTCTAAGAGACAACAAATTAATACGTTTGTCTCTAAGTTGGTTATGCTGATCAGAACCCCAGAAGATGCAGCAGTTATTGGTCCTGTTATAAAAGACTTTATTGAAGTAAATGTCAAAAATGATGAACACTTAATACGTGTTGCACAAATTGCCCAACGTATTATTGGTGTTGCAGCCAAGGGAGAATCCATTGATGGGTTACTTTCGGAAGCAGAAAAACAGGCATTATTAGGTGACTTAAAGATGGAAGTTGAAAAACTGGAAGATGAAGGTAAAGATATCGAAGAAGATATATTTGCAATCTCAAAGAGAATTAAATAATGCCAGGATTTAGAGTCCCCGTCAGTAACAACGGAGTTAGAACACTACTACCAGGTGCCCCCACCAATACAGTAGCTACGGACTCTTTTATCTATGAAGCTGCGCAAGTTGAAGAAATCATTGTTAATGAAGCAAGTAATAAATACGATCAAAATAGAGCAAGTACAACGGCAAACGTTGGTCGTGCCAAAGTACGGTTTGTAAATACAGACCAAGACACCAGAAGTAAAAACTTGGTTTGGGCGGACCCGCTTATACCATATCAAACATCATATCCACTAGTTGGAGAATATGTATTGGTGTTTAAAATGTTAGGTACTTATTGGTATATAGGACCACTTAACACCAAACGAAAAATATCAGAAAACGCACATCCTGTTGTTGGAACTATATTAGAAGCGGCACGAACGGAAAATGCGATTGATAGACAACGACAAGCACTTCGTGGAGTCACAACACAAGCATCCAAAATTAAAACCAACGCAGGTGATAATTTTAGAGAATTAAATGTAAATCCTGTCAAAGCATTTGAAGGAGACATTATTTATCAAGGACGATATGGACAATCCATTCGACTAGGAAGTAGTCAGTTAAGTCAAGCGTCCGATGGTGAACAATTTCCAAATATTATCTTACGTGCTGGACAATCATCTGTAATAAGAACTGCTGACGGACCTGCTGGATTGACGAACGAATCACTTAACGCAGACGCCAGTTCGATATATATGGTATCAAAACAGATATTACCATTGGTACCTGCAACGTATGGTACAAATATCCATCTTCGTTCAACGTTTGAGAAACCTATATTTGATGGTGCATCCATATTAATAAATTCCGATAAGTTAATATTTAATGCAAAACAAACATCCATATATATGTTTTCGAAAAAAGGCATACATCTTAACACGTTAGATGATGGATTTACATTAGATTCTGCCGGAAACGTTACTATACGAACACCAAATTTAATTAATCTGTTCGCAGAAAAAACTATTAGTTTAGATTCAAAAGAAGATACCATAGTGAATACTAAACGAGATGTTCTTATTAGTGCCGATAGAAATGTTACGTTCCACGGTAACGAAATATTCTTGGGTGGTAGAAGTTCAAATGCATCTCCTATTGCAATGGCAAAACCATTAAAATTATTTTTGTTTGAATTACTACGAACAATCATGTCTACCTCTCCACTAACTCTCGGACCCTCTGGTATCGTGAATCCTGCGTTAATCGCAAGAATGTTGGTGGTATACGCAAAGTACCAAGTATTCCCAGACCCATTTCAACCACTATGGGCATCTAACGATAATTTCGTAATGAAAACTAATGAGAGAACATTGGCTGGAGATTTACCAGCAAATGAAAGCTTAAAAAATGTTACTGGACTAGGTTCTTCGGGAGTTTCTACAATTGATTTCGGTAGAGAAGTTGCAACCAATTCTTCTATACGAAATCTTAGAAAGTTCTTTGACGATGAAACTACTTCGAAATTATAATTTATGACTACATTATCCGAACAATATTTTGGTGCTTATTTACAACGAGCAACTAATAGTACCTCGAATATATCTACAATCAGTAACATTCCACGGGAAGTTCCCTTGGAAACACTTATTGCGTTGGCGACTTTTAGACCGGAAATAATTCCTGGTGGTATTGTACAAAAGTATGGACAAAATTTTCCAATACTACAATCCAAAATAACACAAGAATTGATAAGTTCTAGTGAACAATCATTGGATAGATTGAAAAATTATAAACCACAAGTACTACCGACAAACGCAATACAACGTAGAAAAATTAACGGGGTAATAGTTCCAGAGAATCCTCGGGATAGAATATTACGTGGAATAGACCCAAAAATAAAACGATTGGTCGAACAACTAGACGATTTACGTGCGTTAACTGAATTAACTAATAGACTAACAAAACTAACAAGAAAATTAGAAGATCAGATTAATAAGTTTACCTCGTTATTTAACGCACTGATAAATTTACCAGACGCTGCAGCATCAGCTGCTCTAACGATACTGATTGATAAACTTGATAGCTTAGAACAGGCTTATACACGAGCAAAAGCTGCACTAGAACTTGTGATTAAAACTGCTCAGGCTGTCAAGAAGGCAATTTTAAAAGCATTATTTCAAGACATACCAAAAGCAAAGGAAACATTGAAAAAAGGACTTGATGTTCTTGGTAGAATCTTAAAATTAAGAGAAATCCCACGTATCATTCGGTTTCCAAAGTTTCCTAAATTACCAACATTTAATTTTACCAAAGCAAATTTCTTTGCAAAATATAAGAAAGCCTTGGAAACATTAAAGAAAAAGGATGGGGAATTTTATCAAAAAGCATACAAAAAAGCTGTAGAACAAGCTGGATTTGAAATTGTTGATCCTAAGAAAGACAAAATTCAACGAGGACTGACACAAGCAAGAAATTCGTTACGTGAGGCAAGAGCAAACTTACAAACTAGACAAGCTATACGTTCCGAAGCAGTTAATAGAGCAAGAAATGATCTTATACAACAAACTCGAAATATTAGTTCACAGGTATTACGTGAACAACAAAACGCAATTACGCAGTATCAAAACACAAGAACTAGAGCTCAGAATAGAGTTTCTCAGGCAAGACAAACTTTAACAAATGTACAGCAACGGTCATTGGGTACAATAAATCAAGGACTTGCTACTGTACGGTCTGTTGATTCCGCTATCAGTTCAGCACAAAACTTAGCATCAACACTTAATAGTAGACAGTTAGGATTACAATTGGCATCCGAATTAACAAATCAATTAAGTGTTGGACAATAACTCACTTAAATCGTTTAAATTCAATATCTTTTGATATTTAAATAGAGTGATAAAAATGGTTATTTTTTTAAGGAGAAGAAAATGGACAAAACATTACTAAAAGCATACATCAGAACCGTTGTCGAAGAAGAAGTTAATAGAATTCTTCCCAACCTTTTGGGAGAAGCTGTAGCCCAAATTAAAGGTATACAACAAGTTAACGAAACTGCATCGGCGTCCAGTAAGCCAAAACTTGACCGTTCAAAGTTGGCTGCGATGATGGGATTGGAACGCCACGGAGATACCATTATGGCAACCACAAATAATGTGGTACTTCCAGAAAATATCCCACAAGGTGTTAATTTAAATGATCCAGCGTTCAAACCGGCTGTAGAAGCTATCACGAAAGATTACAGCGCCGTAATGAAAAAGTTGGGATTGAGTAAGTAAGATGTCAAAAACTGTTTATCTTGGTTCTACTCTCCCTTTACAACGTGGTGGGCGTGGGTATTTCCAAACTACACCTGACCCGTTGGCAAACGAAAAATCAAAATTTATTAATTTAATTTTGACTAGAAAAGGAGAACGAGTTGCAAATCCAAATTTTGGATGTGACTTGTGGCGACTATTGTTTGAACAAAAGGATGGTGAGATACAAGATAAAGCACAACAGTATGTCATAGAAGCAGTAGATGCTTTTATGCCATACCTTGTCTTACAAGAAATTCGAGTCTTAAATTTAGATACATTTGTTAACGACAATGATATAAATTTATATGTTCGTTATAGTTTTGCAAACAATCCGTTGATATCAGAAGAGGTCCAAGTTTTATTAGGATCATCACCAACTGGTGGATTGATAGCTTCTGGAAGATTAACAACAAGAAATTTTTAATAGAGATATACAATGGCTACAACCAATGATGTATTAAAAAAACTAAGTGTAGCACCAAAAGAAGTACGATACCTTAACAAGTCGTTCGTTGACTTCAAAGGTGATCTTATTACATTTATTAAAAATTACTATCCAACAACTTGGACAGATTTCAACGAAGCCAATCCAGGTATGATTATGTTGGAATTGGCTGCATATGTTGGTGACGTATTATCCTTCTATGTAGATAATTCTTTCAAAGAAAATTTATTAGCGTACGCAGAAGAAGAAAAAAATATAATTGCCATCGCACAATCGTTGGGGTACAAGCCAAAAACAATTGTTCCAGCAACAGCAGAAGTTTTAATTTCTCAGATAGTTCCAGCATTGGGTGCAACTGACGGATATATTCCAGACGCAACATATTTCTTGAAAATTGATAGAAACTCTACAATATCTACACAAGGTCCGAATATAGTTACATTTAGAACTACGGACTTGGTGGATTTTAATGACCCAACGGACAGATCAATAGTACCAAGACAATTAGATTCGGTAACACTATTACCCGTCACATATCTTGTAACAAAAAAGGTAAACGTAATTGCGGGTGATGTACGTCAGCAAACTGTCACCTTTGGTGATCCAGCAAAATTTTCAACTGTAACAATTAATGATACAAACGTAACTACCGTTACGAACGTAACTGATTCGGATGGGTATCCTTGGTATGAAGTAGACTTCTTGGCACAAGATACAATAATTGATGACAGAGAAGTAGCGTACCAAGCAAGTGTAAGTGAATCAGTTAGTCCTTCATATTCCATAAAATTTAGATCTGTTCCACGTAGATTTACAACACGATTAACTCCCGAAAAATATACACAATTAGTATTTGGTTCTGGACGAGGTAATGTGTCGGAAGATATAGTCTATCTAGATTCTCAACAGGTAGCAAATTCTGATTATGGAACGAACTTAGCAAGTGTATCGTTGAGTAATACAGATTTATTAAACACAGATAATTTTGGTATAGCACCAGCAAATACCACATTGACAGTAGAATATGTTACTGGTGGTGGTGTAGAAACCAACGTTGCTTCGGGAACAATTACACAGATTGGACAGTTAAATGTTATCAATAGAACAACGGAACTAAATTCAACTGAATTGGCATTGTTTAATGATATCATAAGTACAGTAACGGTGTATAATGAAATGCCAGCCCGCGGCGGATTAGATGGTGAAACGGTTGAAGAAATTCGTCAACGAGCATTGGCATCGTACTCAGCACAAAATCGTGTTGTTACTCGTCGAGACTATGAAGCACGGTCATTGGCAATGCCAGCAAAATATGGCGCTGTCGCCAAAGTATTTGCTATATCCGATACACTTCAATCAAAAATTCAGGCGTTAACAACACCAGAACAAGTTGACCAAACTGTAAGACAATTTGTTGAGGATAATCCAAAACAGAATTCAATTAATTTGTATGTATTGGGATACAACGAAAATAAAAAGATTACAAATTTGAACGAACTGGTCAAGGAAAATTTACAACAGTACTTGTCTCAATATAGAATGTTGACAGATCAAGTTAATATTCTTGACGCGTTCGTTGTTAATATAGGTGTCACTTTTGATATCACTGTATTTAAAAATTATAATATGAATGATGTTCTAACTGTATGCTTGGGTGCTATAAAAGACTACTTTGATATTGATAAATGGAACATCAACCAACCAATCCGTTTGGGAGACTTACAGTTGTTAATTCAAGCACAAGACGGTGTACAAAGTGTCAATAAGTTAGAAATTAGTAATAAGTATTTCTTTAAGGATGGACGAGATTATAAACCATATAGATACGACATCACCGAAGCTACTGAAAACGGGGTTGTGTATCCATCATTGGATCCGTGTATATTCGAAATTAGATATCCAGAAGATGACATCGTAGGAAGTGCAAGACAATGAGAATATTTTTAACCGCATCCGCAGATACAACTTTGTATCAACGTTTTCCAACCAATAATGCTGGGTTGGATGAAATTTTAGAAGTTGGTAAAGTAGCAGCGCCGGAAGATATAGAAATTGCATATTCTAGTAGTGCAGCACGTGCGTTATTAAATTTTAATTTACCAAATAGTGCATCAATATCACCAACAGCATCGTACTATTTAAATTTAAAAATTGCAAACGCAAATAAACTTCCATATTCACAAGAAATTATTATCCAAAAGGTATCTGGGTCGTGGGCAGAAGGTAGTGGATATTTTAATCAACAAACTGTAAACGCTGGGGATGGTGCAACGTGGAGACAAGCAACAACCTCGCTATCTTGGAGTAACGCTGGTGGTGATTATTATACAACACCATCGTCTAGTGTAATTCTTAATGAATATCCGTTACAAGACTTACGTATTGATGTATCATCAATAATTCGACCAATTATCTCACAATCATTATCTTGGACTGGACTTGTATTAAAGTTTCCAAGCGCATCAGAGGCGGATTATAATAACGAAGGAAACATTAAATTCTTCTCCAAACAAACACACACGGTACATGCACCTGTTTTGGAAATTGCGTGGGATGATTCCACGTTTACCACAGGATCTTTAAAACGTGTTCCAAATACGTATGACATTGCTGTAGTTCCAAAAAATGTAAAGGAAAATTACGTTCGTGGATCAAAAGAAAAGGTAAGACTTGTGGTTCGTGATAAGTATCCACAAAAGAATTTTGATGCAACGTTACGATATAAAAATGTATATTATTTACCGACTTCATCATATTTTAGTGTCGTGGATAAACAAGCAGGAACCACAATTTACCCAGCAGACCAATATGCTAAATTAAGTTGTGATGCAACGGGTTCATATTTCGTGTTAGATACCACACCATTATATAAGAACAGATATTATACAGTAAATTTACATCTTGAAAATGGTACTGATGACACGAACATCATTCCCGAAATATTCACATTCTTGGTAAAGTAAAATGACGTTTGATGACTTGATTAAAACGTTCAAGGTGCAACCAGACCTTAATAGAGAGTTTTGGACACCTGAAAACAAACTTACTCCATCTATTCGTAAAGCTCTTTTGAGAATTGCAAAAGAGTTCTATGATGGTATTGAGTTAGAACACAAACCAAAAATCAAGGACATCGTATTTACTGGAAGTTTGGCAAACTATAACTACTCAGATTACTCCGATGTTGACCTTCACTTATTGTTTGATTTTGGAAAAGATAAGGAGCTATTAGCACAGTTTTTCTTGTTGGCAAAATCAAAGTGGAATGACAAACACGACATTACAATTAAGGGATACGATGTGGAAGTGTATGCGGAAGATGAAAGTTCACCACACGTTGCAACTGGATTGTATAGTGTAATGAAGGACAAATGGATTAAAGAACCAAAGAAAGAAACACCCGCATATGATGAACAAGATGTAATGACTAAGGTAAAATATTTTGTAGGAATGTTTAATCAATTAGTAAAACAATTTCAAGCTGACCAACTTGACGGATTGGATAAAAAAATTGAAAAGTTTCGTGACAAGTTGGGTAAGTTTAGACAATCTGGATTACAATTGGGTGGAGAATTTTCCACAGAGAATCTTGCATTTAAGTTATTACGAAGAGCAGGGTATATGGATAAATTAGCGAAGTTACAAAGTGCGGTGGTAGATAAACAACTTTCAGTTACGGAAGTAAAATAATATGCCAATATTAACGGTAATAGATAAGACTGTTGTAGAAGCTCCGGATTTCGTCACAGGGTCATCTGATTTAACACTACGTATTCCACTAAGTGATGGTGAAGTAGTATCATTTACTGCCGAAACACAATTTTTTACACCAAGATATATTGCCACTGGTAGATCAGATGTTTTAGGATTGCCAAGTGAAAGTATGGTAGAACGTACAGCCAATAATGTTCCAGTGGTGAAATTACCAATTGGTGCAACAGATATTACCACACCACAATATTATCCAAACTCTGTTGTGCGTGACATGTATCAAGTAGTTCCAATAGATAATTTCTTTCAAGAAATTACAGATGATTTGGCATTACCAGACGATACAACTCTTGATTCATTACGACAACAACGTGATGCTGCATTACAGGCAGCATTGTCACTTGACGATTTAAATGCTGCACTTGATGCTGGTGATGAAGATGCAATTAATGAAGCTAACGAAGCAATTGATACGGCACTGGACGAAGGATTTGCATCAGCACTTAATGCACAAGACCCAGAACCAGAAGCAATATTGTCACCCGAAGAATTTGATGAACTCAGTGCACTTGACATTGTTGGATTAACTGATGATTATGGACAAACCGATGTTGCCCAAGATATTATTGATCCTACACCAGAAGTATTGGAAGAAGATTTAATTCAACGATTACCACTAGTTGCCGGAAAAGCCAGTGGTATCAACACTATTAATCAAGCAATTACATTATTGAATAGTGGTATACAAGCGGTAGAAGAAACAGTCCAGGCAGAATCTAAGTATAATGAAGATGGACAATGTAAAGAAATTATTGTTGCTAAAGGAAAGAAAGGATTCTTGGGCATTGGTAAAAAATCACAACGTACTGTTAAACGTACCGATATTGAAGAAAAACTTAAAACAATTGATGAAGAAATTGCTAAGCAAGAAGCATCAAACGGGCCAATTCCTGGATACGGTAAGAAAAAACAAAAAGTTGGTATATTTGCTAGAGCAGCAGGCGCTATTACACGAGTGGCATCTAAAGCAGGTGTTGCAGGACAATTACTAGGTTCTGTGTTGGCTTTACCTTTAGCTCCTGGTCGTATAACCGAATCACTACTAGGCAGAACAACTGTTGGTATGACTAAAA